TATTTGATGCGTTAATTCCGTAAACAAAATCTGTGGCAGTCCATACAGCAGGAGTTCCAAGTGAAACATAAGTATCTCCTGAAAACTTCTTTCCGTAAACTGTAACAGTAACAGAAGGAGCCCCGCTTACATCGGTAAGGTCAATCCAAACATCCTGCATTGACGGATAGTTTTGAAAATTCTGAACTATCACATAAAATGTTTCGGAAGCATTGATTGTATCTGCTGCGGAAGTAGGTATATTGTAATACGTACCATCTTTAGCAACATAAACTGTTCTAGCACTCTGCGCATATCCTGTTACACCGAACAGGAACAATGCAAAAAATATCCATAGCTTTTTCATTATGCATCTTCTTTATTGATTATGGCAATATCAGCAGTCATATCGTCAGAATAGATAATACCAGCAGCTTTCCCAACACCAAACGCAGCCCTAAAATAGAATATAATAGTACGCATTCTTTTGCTTAAATCATTTCCATCAGTTCCGATTTCAAAATTAATATCTTCTCTGATTCCTATTTCAGCAGCTTCATTCCACATAACGACACAAGCATTAGTGCCAATTTTTTTATTTTTGACAACTGCTAATCCGTGAATCCTGATAAGGTTTCCTTGCTTGTCATAAACAATACCTCTTGAATTCAAGAAATTTTCGTCAGCATCTTTAAAACCTTCAACTGAATCAACACTTGATGGATGTAAAAATACAGCGTTCACATCTTGGTCGTCAAGTGTGGCTTGTAATTTCATTTTTCGCACAAGGTCAAGGAGTGTAGCTTTTTTGATTGTATCCTGATATACAGTAGCATCAAAGTCAGTAAAATTACCAGCAACAAACATCCCTTTAATATCAGTATCATTGTCGCCGGTAGCAGATAAAATTCTTTTGTCAAATGCACTTAAGGTTTTATCAGGTGCAATACGATTAAGTTTAGATACAAGACGGTCAATATCAGCTAACATATTTAAAGAAACCTTGAAAGAAGTAGGTATATCAAATACCTTAAATTCTTTAGTACTGAACTTGATTGAAGATTGACCAGCAGCAGTATTTTCGGCTGTAACACCTGTCCCATCAACATAATCTGATTCGATTATTACACCAATATATTGACCAGTTGTCGGGTCGGTCGGTAATACATTGACCATGTGAACATCTTTGGATATATTCTCCAAGACATCCATCATAGAGTAATCTGTCAAGAAACCAATATTAGTTCCGGGGTCGTCACCTGGTCTTAAAGCGAGGGGTGAAGTCATATCAATAGCAGCTTTCAAATTGATAGCAGCCTGACCCTTACTTTGAATTTCATAATTCTTAATTCTCGTAGCCATTTTCTGGCTAATGTTTGGGTCAACTACATACTCCTCAAGAAAACCTGCTTCTTCCAAAGCATCTTTAAGAATATCACCAAAACCTTTTTTCACCGATCCACTAGGGAGTGTGAATTTTTCGTTTAGTAATCTTCCTTGCTCTTTTTGGCTTACGTTAATTTTATCAATAGATTCTTTCAAATCAATCAATGTCTGTGGGTCAAATTCAGTTGATTTATCTTCCAAGCCTTTCAGCAATACGTCAACTTCTTCTTTTGAATACGTACCTTCGGCAGCCTTTTTGGCTATCTCTATGTAATCAGTTTTGAATGCTTCGATTGCAGCTTTGGCTGCATCAGTAGCTTTCTGGTTAATTTCGTCTAGTAAAGCAGTTTTTTCTACCTCTAGTTCTTCTTTTGTTTTTGGCATGACTAAATTTTTACGTTAATATTTCCAATGAGTTTCGATACATCCAGAGTATTCAAATCAGGCGGGTCAGTTTTAATTTGAGTGCATTTTTCAAACGATTCTTTCAGTACAATATCTTGCAGCATTTGCTTTATTTGTTTTTCCTGTAATTCAAGCATCTTCATAGTATCATCAGATTGAGAACCACTACGTAATGCTTTTGTTAAATTGTCCAACCTATCATTCAGTTCGATAAGCTGCATGTTTTTATCTTTAGACTTTACACCAATATAAGGGGTAAGTTCATTCATTCCGAACATAACTACGCTACCTTCCCATAGTTCAATTTCTTTAACTACAAAGAAAAACTCGTATTTATCAGCAGCTTCTTTATTTATGACCTGCGGATACCATTCGTTCCAATTAGTTACGTAATCCTCATTCTCTCCGTCCTTAGTACATACGATATACTTTACGTATCTGAATCCTATCGAGTGATTATCATAAATTTCAGACTGGTAATTGATCAAGTGATCATTACCTTTTGTCGATTCAGGAATATTTGAAACAAACCATATACGCATGATTCCATCAATTTCCTTTTCTTCAAGTTCAGTAAGTTTCCCGACTACAAAATCAGTACGCATAATATGATCTGCTAAATGCTTAATCTTTGCAGTTGCATTACTGTGAGGGCCACTGTGCTGAATAGACCGAGTTGCTGCACCTGATACCAGCATATCAAATTCTTGGTCAATCCAGTAAAAGGTGTTAAAAATTCCTTCAACATTCCTTTTATTCATATCAATTTCAAGAACCTTTTGCTCAATACCTTTAACACCGTAAATAGTTGATTGTTTTTTCTGAACTAATCTTTCAAATAATTTAGTATCCATGATTTCTAATTTTGTGGTTCGGTTTTTTCTGTCTGCATCTGTCCCAAAATAATTGATATTTGTCTATCATCAAGTTCAAATATCCTTAAGTCTCCCCAAGGTTCTGTAATCGGTGTAAGTTCTGCATACGTCAACCAATTATTATAGGTGTATGCTCCTGCAAGGAATAACGTTTCGCCAGTTTCTGTTTTTAACTTAGCTGTATCTGCCTGTTCTTTTTGGTTTTCCTGTAACACTGCAATGTGGTCATAGCTTGCTTCAATTTCCAATCCAAATTCTTCAAGTTTCAAAAACAGAGCAAGGTCTCTCATCCTGTCTTTCATTTCAGGAATAGTAGTCCTTTGGTATAAGTCTATTATTGCTTCTTTTAGATTTTTATAGGTTGGATTTTCCTTAGAAAGTTTTGTTAATATCTCTGGGACACCATAGATATGAGAACAAGCAATAGTATCCTGCCACGACTCTTCAAATAACATTAAGTCTTTCGTGCTTTGTGATACTCTTTCAAATTTAAGCGGTGCTTTGGTGTGGATGAATTGCTGTTGCCCTTCAAGAGTTCCGTACTTATTAAATGCTTCATCTACATCCAAAGAAAGTTTGTCACTCAATGGCATTATGTCACCACCTATTTTCATCATACTTGTGAAGATTCCAAGTGCTCCCCTTTTCTTTCCTATTACATTTCTGCTTTCTAAAGACATTATGAAATTAGATACTTCCTTTTGTACGGCAAACAGTTTAGATAATTCATTTGCTCCAATACTCATACTGGATTTACTGGAAGGAATATCCATCGACACATTACTTCTTACAAGCATTGTGCTGGGTATAAATTCCTTTCTATAAGCACTCGAATAGAATTCATACTTTGCGATAATATCATTAATACTTAAAGTATCAAAAAATCTACCAGTATAATACGTTTTCATAAAATGAGCCTGCAAGGGCTGTAACGTATCAATCGTGTCAAGACTCACTCTGTTCTCAAGACCAGCAGGCACACTACCATAAATGTACGATATACCGAACACATCATGAAATATCTGATCATCCCTGAAAAACTCCCTTGTACTTTGTAGTGGGTTAGGGTTTGCTAACAGTCGATATAACTTATTAGCGTACTTATTTGGGCTTGTATAAGGTAATATTTCTTGTGTTTTAGCATCCCTGACTATAATTCTAGCGTTTGCAGTTGCCTGAGCTTTTATATCAAGAATAATACGAATAACCGAAACGCTATTATAAATCATTGCATACGTCTTGAAGTTATTCCAGATCGGGCTTTCTGCACTTAAGATCCGTGAAAGTTCATTGGTCGTGTGAGTAGTGTAGATAATAGAATTTAATCCTTTTTTAAAAATAGAATTAAATGCTTTGGGAATCGTGTAAAACGGGTTTTTTACTATCAAAGCGTTAAGATTTTAATAATACATTCTCGCTACATCATAGGTCAGTAGTTTTTAACAAAACAGTATTAACAAAATTAATCTCTAAGCATTAGGAAATCAAACGGATTTTAATACTTTTGTTTAAGCATCAAACATTATGGGAGTAGAATTACTAACAGCAAAGGAATACAGCCGTAAATACAAAGTAGGTGGCAGATACGTTTCGGCAGTCACTATCAAAAGAATGTGCGATGAAAACATTATGCCTTCATGGGTCACTCATAGATTTATTCAGGGATCATCTTTCGGTCAGGGGATATGGATTTTAGCTGTTGAGATTAAGAAATGAGAATATGTGTTTAATTATTTCAATCGTCCAACCATTACCAAGCATCTTATAAATTTGAGTATCGCTACAATCCCATTTATACCATTCAGGAACGGTCTGCAATCTTGAACATTCAATAGGTGTTAATCTTCGTAGTTTAAAATCTTCTGTAAATTTGGCGAAAGAATTTTGTGCAGACATAAGGCAATTACTTTTATCATCCATTTTCCGACCACGGCGAGTTTTTGATTTTGGGTTTTCTAAATCAACACATTCGCCAGGATTTATTTCTACATAACCTCTTGATGTGGCTTCTGAAATAATTAGAGGACTTCTTTTGTCGGTTGTAAGATTAGGAGAAATACCACTTGTATCATAAATTCGGTTAGGTTGATATGGTTGTTTACCACCGCTTTCTTTACTTGGGTTTAACTGCATTATCAAATTATCTTTTTGAACTGTCGTAATCGAATTAGTTTTATTATCTTCTCTTGGTTCTAATTGTTGAATGTTTTTACGCTGTTCTTTTATTTTGCCTTTTTCATAATCTTTTCGTATTTCCTTTCCATATTCTGTCCTTTTAGGAGA